GGTGCCGCAGGTGCATCGGAAGCTGGAAGCTGACTCGGAGCGGATTGTGCCGCTGGTTCTGCTTTCGGAGCTTCTGGTGCAGGAGCGGGGGTTGCTGGCTCTGGGGCCGCTGGTGCAGGCTGACCTTGGGGTGTCGGCGCTTGTGGCGGCTGCTGAGCACCGGGGGGTTGTTGACCACCACCAAAAACATTTTGTTGGCCTTTGGACGGGTCTTGTTCAAAATGAGTTCCACGCTGAATGGCTCGGGCCTTATGTTGTGGAGTTGGAAATGTTACAAGCAAACCATCTTTGTTGTATGCCTGTCGTTCGGGATACTTACCTTCCACCATTTTATTATGAATGGTCTTGACATCGTTCAAAGCAAGTCCATGATTGTCAGTTAGACTTTCTCGCAATGCATCCATGTGCGAGTTGTTGGACATATCGAAAATCCCATCTGGGATTCGTTCATCCAGACAGACTTCGGAAAGAATACGATCAATAATAGTTGACATGTTCAAGAGATACCGATTTGATTATAAATATCTCCTGAAATACGTAAAATAGATAAAAATACTATGTAAGAAGTTCCATGTCGTGGTAGTTGTCGCCAACGTAAACCTTCATTGGAAATCGTCCTTCCAAACTCATGATGGATTTGATGCGATTCATGATAGGTCCATCATCAAGACAACAATCGAATAAAATGGAGTCATACGTGTAGAGAACCGCCTTGGATTGCTTCGTTTGTAGGAACTCCCTAACATTACCCAACACTGGAATGGAAATCTCACCCTCGGCAGCTTGAAGCATGTAATTAAACACCGTGGCTGGCTTGGGTTCATGAATATGCTTACTGGTAATCTTGCGCTTGAAAATGGGGGTTTCCACATACCCATGTTCATTAAAAAACCGCCAGTGAAAGTTGATATAATCCTTCAAATTGGACAGATACTTGATGTGGCTGTATTTTTCTTCGACACCGCCAAAAAGTTGGCGAAACGTGATTTGTTTGGCATCGGCCAAATCACTCTCGTCCACCGTTTTCTTGTTAAAATAAAGCTTGGCTAAATACTCGTAAATGTCAACATCCATCGGAATTGGGTAATCGGTCAATAGAGAGATGATTCGGGGGTGAAATGTCGAGTAATCGATCAAAACCAGTTTCCCGTTCGCTCCGAAGCGTGAGACGAAGGATTTGCGACAACCATCATCTTTGTTCAAAGCAGCGTAGTTGATGCCTCCAAAGCGATTTGAGGGCCTACCAGTGGCCGTATAAAAGAAGTATTGAGTGTACACCCTCCCATCCTTCACAATCCCATCCCCAAAGTGCTCTTGGAACACTTTTTGATTGATTGCCAGACCGTGCCGCTCGGTTTCTGCCAGAGGTTCGATGATAAATTCGTTGAATTTCTTGAAAGCGTCATCAATTACCGCTTTTTTAATGATTTTCTCACATACTTCGACTAATTCGGAGAAAGATTCGAGATGTTTCACCAATGGAACGAACTTTCCGAATCCCGGCCTTCCGGAAAAGTTCCGACGAACTAAAACATGCGCCGATGTCTCGAAATCATTGAGTTCAAATACCTTATTATCATAGAGATAGGCCGAAAACCCAACGTCATATATCCCTTTGATCGGAATCATGTGCATGAACGATTTTTTATCCACAGCCCACTTGTTTCCAGTCATTTTGGAAAGAGTCTCAATAACCTCTTGTGGGTCAACGTCTTTGGGAGTTTGGAGGTCGGGATGGTTGAAGGCGTAGTAGAAGGTACGTTTCTTCGTTAAGTTCCTGATAAAGAGAATACTAGGAGTATTTGTAGCGGAATGAATACCATCATGAAGTGGTACAACGTGTAACAACAAGTCATCGTGGGCCGATTCTGTTGCAAACGTCATCCATTGAAACCGTGTCTCTATCATTCCAATGGGGACTATAACTGATTTCCAGCCGAAAGGCAAGTCTTTTATTGTCCCTTCGCTGCCGCCTTAGTGGGGAGTCGAAGCTTGGACCGAAAGTAACCTCGCAGTGGAATAACGCCCGCAACAATATTGGTGACCCATTGCCCGTTTTGAATGGTATCGTTAACGTTGATGATTCGGAATACAATGTTATCCTCAGAGTAAGGCTCGGGCAATCCTCTAACCCGAAACATACCAAAAGTACGAAGCCCCGCCAATCCTTGAATCTGAAACTCCGCTTGAATTCCCGGCATGATGCCCGTGTAACGAGGATTATGATTTTGATCATTGTCGTCCAACAACAAGGTCAAAACTTCTGCGTTCTCTTTCGGAATAGCTAAACGGAAAATAGTCTTTTGACGGACACCTGCCTTTGTCGTCATTTGGAATGACTTATTAGGTGGTGGATATAACGCTTGAAGTTTGGCCATGGAGTCCTTAAATGTATTTCTGTCCATTACCTCGGGATCTTTTTGGTTATCCGATTGATCATTTTCTAAAAACAATCGGTCTCGAAACTTATAGTCAAGGAGTTCATTCTGGCCGCTAACGACGACGCTTCGCTTATTGGTTAAGTTCGTCTGAGCATAAATCGTTCGAATCGCCTGAGCATTGCTTAACATTGGTCGGAAATTAATGGATTGCAGTAAACCGTCCGCAGCATAGTAATCAAAAGTGAAAATTTCTTCACCATCATTAGAAGTGTATTGCGTCACTTTATTATCAACGATTTTCATCGTCGCAAGACCCGTGGTGTTTTCTCTTCCAGTCGACCCCATCAATTTCAAGTCCCAGAAATCGGAAGACGCCTTGTTTAGCATCTTGAAGATTTCATCGTACACATCACTAAACCGTTTCACTTCACCGTTTTCGAAAATCTCTTGAAATGCCTTCGAATTCAGATAAAGATTTTTGAAGAAGCCCGTGTAGAGAGCTTCATACTTTCTCTGAACCCCCTTTTCCGTTTGATAGTAATCCGTTATGAACGGAAACTCATATTTACCTTTGACGGTGCCACGTTCAAACCGAGCCATGTTGATCAAAAAGTTGATATCATCTCTGGCAATTCCGTTTGGTATGAGGGGGAGAACAATTCGACGCAAACGATAATCCGCCCACTTCAACGAAGGTTGAATTTCGTTTGGATCAAGATCGGATGCTTTGGGGGCCTTGGTGGACAAAGAGCATGGTAGCATAAGGTCCCGATATTCGTTTCCCGGTTTTCCGGTGGCTAATGTGGCGGCATCGCCCATCGACCCCGCAAAATACTTCGGAGCTAACGCATTGGGAATTAAAAGAATATCCCCATCCGTCGATATCAAGTTTGGGTGTCCTCCAATAACACAATCATCCACATCAACTCGAAACATTGGTTCGTCTTTGACCCCCTTTAATTCGGAAGAAAAGAAGTTTATGATTTCCACAATGAGCCCCATGTTTATCCAAAAACTCGTTCGATTTGATTGACAATCAAAATCATTATCGGTGTCGGCATAGATATCCGAACTCGATGCGGTGCTGACTGGAATGGATACCGAACCGCCACCCGCTGTTGCCGCCGCTCGTGAAAGGTTGATCGCATTCCGATTAACCGTGGTTTTTTCATCTCGCCCATAAAACAATCCAAGAATGTAATCCTTGTAGTTATCGGGATGGGTCTGCTTCACATACTTCAAGAAAAAATAAAGAGGATTCGTCGGATGATTCACTGCCCTCGACGCTTCAATCGCAGCATCCACATCTTTGTTTGCCTCAACGAGATTCTTAAATTGGTCAAGATGTGTTTTCACAAACTTTTTAAGGTTATCAAAAACTCGAATTTTTCCTTCTACACCAACATCCTTAGCGTTTTTTGTTATCGCCGCATCCTGCTCGATCATGTTCTCATTTACCAACTGGCCCGCATACAACCGATCCTTGGACGTAACTTCGGTCATACACTTGATTTTGTTTCCATCAATCGACCACTCGAAATTCGTGACGATTCCAAACACAACTTCATAATTCCCTTTGGAGTCGAGAACGTTTTTAGTATAAAGAGGATACGGGTTGTTGTACAGTTCTGCGAGTTTACGTCGGTCATCCAGACGTAATAACGAAAGTGGATTGAAATGATTCCAGCCCCATTCCACAATTACCGAAATACCGGGAATCAGAAAATACGGGCTCATGTATTCCAACTGGGCCGACGAAAAACAGGTCCATTCAATACGAACTCGACGCAGCAACTCTTTGTTAATCGTGACGGATACCTTTTCAATTTCCGGACTAGGAACGTGAATAGGATAATCACTACTGATGATATCATTTTCGATGAAATGAGGGATGCCCTCGGGAGTATAACCAATAATGGAGCGATTGGGAGCACTGGCTTGACGATTCGTTCCAATGGATTCTTGAAAGCCATAGGATTGGTAGAAATCCTTGCCGCCATAAAATACAAATCCCGGTTTGGCGGGCTTTACTTGTTCGGAACCATAACCATTGGAACACACTCGAACCCATGCGGTCATTGGTCCCTTATACTGATTCCAATCATCATCATTCTTTTTCCAATTAGTGCTTGAAAAAGCGGTTGGGCTCATTCCACGGTTCGTGGAACGTCGTCGAAGCTCATCTTGAATTTCTTTTGGAAAAACGTGGGGTTCCCACGGTATTAGTGGAACAGCCATAACTTATCCTTGATTAAGAATTTTGAACTCATTGAGAATCGCAATAACATTGGTTGGAATACGAAGTTGTAATCCCGCATCAACACTCATTCTTCCCTTCCCGATATTGTTAACGCTGGCAATCACCCACCAAAGCGTCGGGTCTTTGTAGTAATTATTAGCCAAAGTATCTAAATAGTCGGTTTCCGATGCCGTAATCAAAATATCCGATGGTGATGGCTTCACCACGGGATAGATAGTGCTCTTGTATACCTGTTTTCCATCCCACCGTGTTTGTGTCGCATTGGTTGAATAGCGTCTCATATGTTCTTCAATTATTTAACGGAAGTCTTTGTTGCCCCATTGTGAACCACCAAATATTTGGACATTGCCGTTGGTGCCAAATAATCCGGAGACGTTCGTCGATATTCCCCTTTTTTATAGTCCTCCGTGTGAGGAGCATGACCAAAGTGAGCCGCTCCAACAATGGCACGTTCTTTTTCAATGATATAGGCATTAATTGAAATTTCAGCAGTCTTGGGAAGTTGTCCGTAATTCTTTTCAACCAATGGTGACTTAATATAGTCAGCCAAATATGCCCACTCTAAAGAATTTGCTTCATTGTAAGTTTCCCATAACGCCGAGTCAGGAATGGAAATACCCGCTGACCCAATCACAATAGGTTGGTTCTTGTACATATCACCAATCGTCACCATGACCATCGGAGGAATCATAAAGCGAGCCGGAAGATTGAGGTTTCGATTAGTGGCCGCACTGGTATATGAGGCGGGTTTAACCAAGCTCATTAGATAGTTAATGCGCTGCCATGTCGGAGCCAATTCAATAATACTACTGATGTGAACGGTGAAAGAAAAAGTCAACGAACGATTGAATCCACTGTAAGAATATAACCGATCTGCTCGTCCGATGAAAGATAACTCTTCCCAGTTAGCCGAATCGGTTTCTTGAATTCCGCGAATGGTTGCACGAAACGGAATATATTTGTCATTGACAACATCATAGAAATAGAATGCAATTAAATCATCGCGATATGGTTTCCAAACTTCCCAATCACCACTCCGAACGTTCTCCCCACTTAAGACAATAAGATTATTAATGTAATCCGACTGACCGCTACTGGCCATCTTCATAGAAAAATTAACAGGATCGGAAGTAAACTGATCTTCCAGAACTCGAATTCCATCTCGATAATCTTTCAATGTCGTGTAATCCGGATTGAAGGGTTTCCGTGCGGCAATTCGATCATATCCAATTTTTGTCTGATTGAATGAGACGACGGACATTTGTTTGGTGGCATCAACCGTATAGGTTTTTTGATTAGATTTTGGAGTCCGAACGTTTTGTAGGTTAGTAAGAACCCGATCCATTGACGCCTTCATGGCCAGAACTTGCGGGTCCTGTTGGTTGGTAAATTTTGAATCGTATTTTTTATTCTCATCCAAATACATGGTTTGCTGAATGAGAACATCTGAGCCGCCGCCGAGACTTTGATCGGGCTGTCCTCCGACATACTCCTCATACTTAACCGGTTTCGATGTGTCGGAAATTTTGTAGCCAACTTCTTGGCCGTCAACACTGAAAGACCTATTTATTTCAAGGAACGTTGACTTCGCATGTGGAAGCATGAAAAGTCGGGTTGGGTTAAGCGGAGTTGGGGGCAGTCCTTTTGTGGGTCGACGCATTACTTTCGGCGATCCACCAAACCAAAGCTGTTGAACACCGCCTATTATTTCTCCGTTAGCCCCCAGATAAGTAAACGGACCTGTTTCCCCCGTACCACTTCCAAGCATCAACCCATAGGCGCTTTCATCAGCACGACGTTCTCCATTCTGAGTTTTGGGGATGAAGTTGCCAAACGTTTTTTTCAGGAAGTTCCCGACAAATCCACCCAGCCCAAGTCCTTTTGTGTTTGGGGTAGTCCATCTCTGATTGAGTTGAATCAAAGCAGCATCTGCCGTGCCCCCACGTAATAGTCCTTTTCCTCCAGTGGGATTGTTCGTTGGAAGAGCTTTTGCGCCCATTGTTCCCGCAGGAGGCTTCGGTGGAGAGTTTGTAAAAATGGATCGAATTCCAGAACCAACCGACCCCAACAAACTTCCAAGAAGATCACTGGTGTCAACATTTCGCTGCGGACGAATAGCCCAAAGATCCAATCCCATTCCTGCGGCGACAATCGGAGAGGTCGGATTCCAAATACGAGTTTCATTGAAAGCGTTTCCTGTTTGAAGCAGAAATTGTTTTCCAATGAAGAGAATGCCATTTTGAGACCCCATGAACTTGGCAACACGCTTAACATCGGTAATTGAACGATGATATAAATCAACAATATAGAGGTTGTTGGGATTGGTTACGTTAGCCTCATCGGGATAGGTGTAAATGAACGGCTGACGAGTTTTGATCCCAAAGAAGGTATCATAGCCATAAGGCGACAGCTTGTGATACAAGGATCTTCTGTTCGCATCAAAAAGAATTTGAATCTTTCCCGGCATTGGCGTCGTCGGGTAATTCGTCGGAACTGTTACCGTCAGGGCTGGTCGTGGTGATATGTTAGCCATATACTATAAGTATTAACCCATGTTGGCTTGATTCGTTCCGTAACCGCCTCGGAAGGCAGTCTGACGAGCCAAGGTTGCGCTCATGAGTTGTCCGTCAATGTAAATACCAATCTTACCCGCCATTAAATTACTGTTCAGATCTCGAATGGACTTCAAAATTTCTCCAAGTGTTACGGAGTCTTGCTCTTGCTTATTCTGTTCCGTCGTTGCCTTGGCAGCAGCCGTAGCGGTTTCAGGCTTTTCACTAGCTCGGGCTTCGGGAGTTATAGTAACCTTCTTATCCAAAACTCCAACATCTTCCACGAACCCCGTTACACCACCACTAATTTTCTTTGCGATACCACCCATGAATGGAACTTTTTCAACTACCCATGCCAAAAATTTTCTCCAAGGCCAAGTTAACGCATCGAAAAGCATAGTGCCAACGCTGGCAATACCTTTAACAATGGACAATCCAATTCCGGATGGAGAATGTCCTAACCACCATTTACCAAGCCAATTAAATACATCCGCAAAAGGTTTCAGCAGAACATCATAAAGAGCATAACCAATTGCTTTTAGCCCCCCGATCAACATCCCATCTTTTCCAACAAACTCCTGATACCGGACAAAGAGACGATAGATAAACTGAAATGCGGCAAGAATCCATCCAATCACTGGAATAGCTTTGGCAAACGGAGCGGCGAACCCTATCAGACCTCCAGCCCACCCAGCAAACTTTCCAAAAAAACCAATCATTTTGGAAAAGAATCCTGCAATGGGGACTAAACTAGAAGAAACCCCAACTAAGGATTTCCCAATGCTTCCAAAAATCCCGGCTCCCTTTACAAAAACAAACATCGCTCCACCAACCGCTTTTAAAACAGTATGAAGATTCGAGAAGACGGTTACAATTCCTGCAAATGCACCAAAAACAGGGAGGAGTTTTACTGCAACAATGGAGATTTTCAAGAGAGCATCAAAAACAGGATACAAAACTCTCGTTGCTTCCATTATAAGCTCATTCCATTGTTGTTGAAGAGCCGCAATTCGTTCTTGGTTGGCCATTTGTTTGACCGACATTTCGGTTTGAAGAGCGTCATCTTTTAACTGAGCATCTCTCCGAGCCGCAAGTTTATCCATCAACTCAACCTCGGCTTTCAACCCAGAATTCTGTCGCGCCGCTGCAAGCTGTCGTTGCGCTTGTATCATTTTTAAAAGTTCATCCACCGAACGGCCAGAGGCCGCAGCAAAAGACTGCATCTGGAAATAATCCAATTTCTCAAAATTGACTCGGCGGGCTTCGGCGACAATAGCCTTAGTCGATTCAACAATTTTTCCTTGATACGCAAGTTGACGGGAAAGTTGAAGATTGACTGCGGTTCCGACAAGAACCGATGCCTCCATTTCGGCTTGGACACTTTCAGTGAAATTAAGAAGATTTGCGCTCGCATCGGCAATTTTGTTAATGGTCGTTCCCATTGCCCGAGCCGCCACTGCCGTTTTTACAATCTGCATGGGCATTTTGGAAACCAAGGCCAGAGCATTTCCGGACATTTTGGCAACGTCCTGCATAACCAAATTCAACGGAACGCCTGCCGCCGTAGTCAACTCCTTTGCCACAAACGCCATGGATCGTTGCGTTTGAGCCGTGGTTTGACTCAGGGCCGAAATATTGCGAAGGAAACCAGCAGAATTCACTTCGGCCACACCGAGTTGAGCTTTCAGAAGTGAAGTGGTTTCAATCAAATCTCGGGATATAACACGAACACTACCAAACTCATCACCGAGAGCAATCACCGCCGTGGTTACACCTTCAATATTAACTCCAACTCTTGCTAACTCCGTGGCCACACCTAACATGTCTTGTTTCAGCCTCTCCATGTCGGGACGAATGAACCCCATGTGCATTCGGAACTTGGCAAGACCTTCATCAACCTTTAAAAAAACCGACCAAACCTCGGTAAGAATGGCAGCAAGAGAGGCCCACATTCCAAGCATTTTTCCAGAAACGATCTTGGTATCTTTAAGAAGCTTATACCATTGTTTTTGTCGCTCGAAAACACCTCCCAATTTCCCAAACATATTCTGAACAGCTTCATTCTGTTTTACTTTTTCAGCAAGAAGTTGTTGTTCAAGACGAAGATTGGAATTTAAATCACCAAGGGATCTTCGTTGTTCTTTAAGTGTTTTTACCGCAATGTCATGTTGTCCTCTTGCCACTTTCAACAGAGCCTCGGCATCGGCTTTAAGAAGAAAATCGGGGGCACTTTCTGCCGCCTTCGATTGTTTTAACATCTCTTCGGTAAGAATTTTTTGTAACTCCAATGTTTTCTCAATCTCGGAAAAATGTGTCTCTAATTGTTTTTCAATGGCTTCATTGCCAGCCGCATACTCAGCCTGAGCCGCAAGACGAGCCTGCCCGATTTTATCGAGTTCGCGCTCAATACTACGGATTTCGAGTTTTGCATCGATTTCCGTTTTAAGTCGATTTTGTTCTGAGCCTTCTGCTGCCATTGTGAATAGTAGTGGTTATACCATTTATAAATATGCCGTTGTTTGTGTTTTCGGCTTGACAACGGATATAAAAAGTGGTATAGTCGGCCAAGATGAATGATAATGATAAGATACACGAACCACAATTTGTAAGGGATGTTAGAAACACAATTGGGTATTTTCTGGTAACAGGATTCGTAACTTGCGGAGTAATCTTTATCTTAACTGGTCTGTTTGCCCCTTGTTTTTATCCAAAAGCATTTGAGATTGCAGATAAAGCGGCTGGAGCAGATGACAAAAAAGAAACACGTTACCGATGGATTGCGTTTGGAATCGTTTCCCTTTGGTTCATCCTCAGTTGGTTGATAATCATTGCGGCGTACCACAGGTCACCGATGTAAACAAGCGCATAAAACTACTTCGCTGAGGCTTGACTGGCAACAAAGCCGGGAACTTTGGCAAGTTCCTTCTTACTGACAGGAGTTCCCTCAGTGACACCACGAGCTTTTTCAGACGCTCGCTTCTCATCTTCTTGACGTTTGACCGCATACCTGAAATAGAAGTTACGACGTGGTACAGGCATGGTGTACAACGTGTAGAAGTCGAACCGTTCGAGATCGTAGATCAGCCGATAGGTGTTAATGATGTAATCATCCGTTAGGCCAAAAAAAGGAGACGCCCAGTGGAACGTCCTCCCTCCTTTCAACTCCACATGCACGGCATGAAAAGTCAAAACTCATATCAATGTCCGGAGTCATTGATCTGATATGGTTACGGAGAGCCAAGCTGTCGCCTGCTCTCATTTCATCAACAAACTTGCGAATAGCTCCCTTGTCGGGGCTTCCATCAATACTAACAATAACCGTCTTCAAACGAGTGGTAACCTCGCTTGTAAATTCAGTACTTACCTTTTGAAGAGCCTTTAATTCAGCGTCGATCCCATCTTCGTCTTTCTTGGTGAGAAGGCGGAACACAAGAGATTTCTTGGACAGTGGGAGAATAAAATCAAACTCATTCTTTCCTTTTGGATACTTGTCGAAATCAAACGGCTTGTTTTCCATCTTACCCAAATCAATTGTCAACGAGTTGTCGGCATTACACTTGGGGCAAGTGATATTGGCTTTGTATTCATCGCCATACGCCATACGACGAATCGCCACAAAAGCAGCATTGCGATCACAGTTGAACATGTCGTTGGCCGTGACGGCTTTTTCCACAATCAGAGATTCCAATAGCTTGTCCAGAACCACACCCTTTTGGATGAGGTTCTTAGAAGTAAGGATGTCTTCCTCTTTGGCGGTCATCACCTTGAGTTCAAGGGTGCCCGTAGCAAGAGGAGTATTTTCAGGATAAAACCACCCTTTGCTTGGAAGATGAATTATCTCGGTGGGAAAAGTATTTTCCTGCTTCACCGCTTGTTGTGGAACGGGACGAACGCCCGGCTTAGTAATGGAAACGATATCACTCATAAAACATTTGTTTAGTCAACCAATACATAGTGAAAGTAACTTTTTTTAGAATTTTTATAACGATCTTGCAGCTTTTTTCTCAGCATCCACCTGTTTTTTTAGGTTTGGACGGGTGTATCGGCGGGTTAAATCGTAGGTAGCTTTCTGCGATTTGATATCATTATCAACTTTTTTCAACATCTTTTGGTCCACTTTAACCTTATCACGGGCCGCATTCTTCTTTTCCCGTTCCAGCTTGGCTTGAGTGGTTGGAGAAAGTCCGACATCAGGAGTAGCGATAGCTGTACTCGTGACAGGGGTGGTTGACGCCCCTAAATCAGTCGGACCCATTTCGGCAAGAACTCCTCGGACAATATGACTAACAAGTTCTTTGAGTTGTGTCTTGCGAATCATATTATCTTTTTCGAGCTTCCATCAACGCTTCACGGATCATTGTTGAAAGCATATCCTTCGCTTCATCAATATCAGGTGCCATAGTGTTCGAAGCTTGAGCTACAGCAGGACCGGTTTGAGCTTGATCAAAACCGGGAGCTTTATCTGGAATTGCAATCGTCGGATGATCGGCGGATACACCGGGGGCTACGCTGGCCTGTTGTGCCTGTTGAAACGTATGAGCGGGAAGTAAATACAAATCATCGTCGGCATCATCTGGATTACGCTTTCCAATATAAAGAAACATGGCCGCATTTGGATTGGCAAGAATTCTTGGAACATCTCGCAGAGCCGCCGAAGACACTTTTACTCTTGGTCCTGCACTCTTGGCCGCAGTACGATAAAGTTCACGTTCCAACTTGGCCGCATCTTGGGCTTGGGAAACTTGAAGCTTAGATGGCTTCTGGGGTTTCTTTGGATCAACATACCACAACCCCTTGATATCGGTTGAGGTGGGTTGAGCTTGAGGTTGTTCGGGTTGAGCTTGAGGAATGGCTGGTTGATCTGCCGTTCCTTGTCCTCCCGCTGGAGGCGCTGGAGCACCTATTGTGGGATCTTCACCGTCTGCTTCTTTGAGTGCGATTACTTCTCTGACACATTCACGAACAAGGTATTCCAAAAGTTCTTTCTTCATATTGTATTCTTTGATTATGCCATACTAACATAATCATACCTAATCAATACTGTAAAATTGCGTAATCGTAGCTGAGCGTGCAAGTAGCCAGCAATGCATCACCACCGTTGGTCCAATCGAGAGTGCCACCGTCGAAAGAGATTGGGAAAGTGCCGACTAACTTCCACTCTTCGACTTTATCGCCAACAGGTCCAACGACGTTGATGACGACATCTTTTTTATAAAAGTCCATGTAGCCGTCACGACCCGTTACCGATTCGTGCGACAGACGAAACCATTCAAACACGGCCTGAGCCGCAGAAGGAACAATAGCATCATACATTTCAACGGTAATTTCCTCCCACTTGGTCTTACCCTTGTAGTAGCGTTGAACGTTGATGTGGTCCAGTGTCATCTTTTCAGAAGTCCACTTTGGGCGGTCAGTCTTACGGATGAGGAACGCAGGCACGCCATCAATATACATGATGAAGCGATTCTGAGTTTTTGGCTCATACATCGTGAAGAAGATCTCGTTGTTGGTTAGTAAATCGGCCATCGTATTATCCTCGGTTATTGACAGAATCTCTTGTCATACACTCTATAAATAGTGACTTCTTAGAAATATATCGCCAAAATCTTTTGGGACGAAGGTGATTTATTATCTTCTTCTCCCGAACTCGATCCTGTGTTTTTTGTCCCTCTCGACTGTGATACCCCGAATCATATTCCAAAACCACGTTTTGAGAGGAATCATATCCATCCAAATAAAAAAGTTCATCTCCTATCCGCAACTGAAAGTTTGGTATGAACTTAAACCCAAGTTGGTTCCATTTCTCTAATAATTCAAGTTGACCCTTGTCAGTTCTAACACGTATCCATTTCGTTCTACACAAAGCATCCACATATCGTTTTCGTATTTCTGGATTCGTCCATGCCTTTTTCGATGCCTCACTTAACTTTCCCTTGGTGTCACTTGACAGAGAAGTTCCCAAATATCGATTTCGTTGTTTTTTCTTAAACTCTTCGGAATGTTTTTTTCCATAAAAAGGGTGCTTTTTTCCAGATATTCTTCGCCCGTGCTCTTGGCGATGTAAGGATGCCCAAGTGGGTCTTCCAACCTTTACGCATGAATGACACTTCTGGGATTTTATAATAGAATGGGACATATTAAACTTCGTGGTAGAAGTTCCATCCTTTCCAACAACAACTCGATCACAAGACGGACATCGTTTACACCATGTTCCTTCTTCATTTAACCACATCATTCCGGATTTTATATGTTCTGAAACTTTACTCATGCAGTTGTTTTAATGAACTCAAAAGCTTTAATTGCGCCTTTGAGAGTTGGCTTGATTTGGATGGCTCTATGGGTGTTGCAACAATACCAAGTTTTACCTTTAACCACCGCTTTCCAAACCGCAGGGGTTTTCTCGCCTTTTGGTCCATGATGCCATACCGCCCCACGCTTCATAACCTCCGTTCTTTCCTCATCTGTAAGCGGTTTCTTGTTCTTTTTAAGAGTATCTTGATTAGGAGATTCCAATAAAAAAGTTTGGTCTAAAACCTCGTTAATAAGCTCATTGATCGAATCTGGAATTTTGGGAGTTTTTGGAGCATCTTTACTACGAATTTGCCATCTCCGTACTGAGCCGTCATCATTCGGTATCTTGAGACGATCTTGCTCTGGAATTCCTGCCCCATAGCCTTCTGCCATTGGCTTATTTCCCAATGTCTTCAATCGTTGATTCAAGTCGGCAACCATTTCTTCGGGGCTAGAATAGTCTCGATCTGGTGATTTGAAATTGAGTTTGAATGCTCCCGGCCATGCGTTCATAGTCCAACGATCACCCCCCCACAGCTTAAGAGGTACACCAAATATGTCTTTTCCAAGCGTTATTGCTTGAGCATTTGAAGGAAGCATTTTCACCTGTTTTTTATCAATCCCAGATGTATCTCCCGCTTTCCTTAATATTAATCGAGCGTCGTCGTTCTTTGTCTCAGCCATTGGTTTGTTGATATACTCCAATCGCTTCTCAATTTCGTTGTGAAACATCTGATAAACCGCTTTGGCCCGTTCCATCTCTCCCTCATCGTTGGCAGCTTTGGCAGCAGAATAAAAACGCATGGCCTTATCTTGAAGAGCTTTGAGATTATCAATAGTCAATCTTTCAAACTCTGGATTATCATGCATGACCGCATGTTTCGGATGAACCGATTTCAAATCCTTCATCCCCACCCCTTCCATCTGTCGCATACGATTTATGCTTCTTTGATAGAACTCACCATTGCTATCATTATTCGTTCCCGCTTCGGGATTTGGCCCAGCTTGAGACTGAGGATCAAACCCGTCCTTCACGGTTGCCTTCTTGTCGTAAATTTGATTGTAGCCATTCTTGAGCTTATCAAGGAAACCACGAGAACGAAGAATCTTGAAGACAAGGTTCTCCGCACTAAACTCACCCTGCTCATCCAATCCGGCCTGTCGATACTCACGCAGTTTTTCCAAAATCCGTTTCAGCTTCTTCTCGTCGCTACTCTTAATGGCATCTTCAATTTTCTGAACCCAGACCGTATACTTCTTTTGAACAAGATCCTTATCAACGTTGATTTGCTCGGGATTTGGCTCTTTAACCCAAGCGTCATGAACCAACGAATAAACTCCGGTGGAGGCATTCGTTTCCTTCACATCTTGAAGATAAAGTTCGACGGGATGATCCTTAACCGTGATATCATGTTCCAAGTTCCACTTCCCAACCAAAGCACGGAAAAACTTCTCTGAATTTTCCGGAGTCATGTTTAAGGGAGCGTTGTCCACAATAATATGAACATCCATATCGCTGCTTGGAGTCCAGTTGTAGTTGGCCGTTGAACCCAACAGATACACGTCTTGAATCGGCGTAGTGAGTTCGGTGTCAGTGTAAAAATCAAATGCAATCCGGAGAAGAGTGGTACGAACAGTGGGGGTGAGTTTTTTACTCTCATCCCAAAGTTTTGGACAGAGTGTCTTGCTGTAAATCTGAACCTTGTCTTCCGCAATAGCTGGAAGACGACCTTTATATCCCGCCATGCCAACATTACCACCACCCTTTTCATACGGAGATTTCTTTTCTCCCGATGTCGCCATATAAGCCATTTTCTGGGCTTTCTTGGCATTCTCGGCTCCGGCTTGCTTGTATAAAGCATCAAGTTCTTGTTCAACCTTTTCTCGTTCCGCTCCAGTTGTGGTGTGAATCAAGGGAGTAAGTCGATCAATTTCCTTTTGAATCTCCGGAGGGATTTCGATCTTTTGAACGTTCGCTTTAATTCCCGGCCATGGCTTCAACCCTTCCTCTTCTGATGAATCATTGAAGTCAAACTTGTAGTCTTTAATGTCTAAATGAAGTTGTTTGAATAAATCTTCAATGTCAGGAAAATATTGTTCTAAAATATCCTCATTTTGATACCACGAACAAACTCCAAGACGTGGCCAAAGGCGTCCACGAACTTCATTTCTGGGAAGATTATACGGATTTGGAAAATCTGGAGAAGCATATATCCGAATTTCCGAATGCATTGCGTAGCCCCCATCTCGTTTATCGTTGATAAACCACTTCTTTTTACCAGATGCTTTATCAATCAGAAGAAAAAAAGCAATCGCTGGACCATCCCCACAATCAACTATGATGTTACCATCTTCATCGCGAACCGTGGCGGGGTTTTCGTTGATTACCTGTTCATTCAGAATTTTCTGAATGATGGCGTCGATGGTTCGGATAAGTTTGGTTCGCATAGTTATAAAATGTCAGTGGCTTGAAGGTCACCTGATACTTATAAATATAGAGC